GAAGATCCGGAGGTTGAATTTGAAATACGAAAAAGTGTGTTATCTCATTTTTTCGGCAAGTCCAATCAATTTACAGAAAAGATTTCACGCCAACTTGAAAGCGAGATGGTGAATATAGTTTTTGACAATAAATCTACTTCGTCATATCGAACTGAATACGTGCTAAAGGATGAATATGCGGCTGTGATACAAGCTACCGTAAATGAGGCTATTGATAAAACTATATGGCCAAGGATAAATGAGTTATTAAGAGATGATTTAATAGCTGCGCAAGTTTCGCAAATTGTTAATGTATGGACAAGCGGGCAGATACAATCTGCTATCGATAAGGGTGTAAGGGACGTGCTTTCGCAGCAACTTGACCTTATACAAAAGGTAAATAAAAGTTAATGGCACTATACGATAAGAAAGAGTTTGCGGAGTTGTGTAAGGTGAATACCAGGTACTTGTCTGTACAGATAAGCAGGGGTAAGGTGATACTGGACAAGCACGATAAGATAGATACAGAGAACAGCGTTAACAAGTTTTATGTTGAAAAGATATACGGGCGCATGGATTTGGTGCCTAAGAAGCCGTTTACAGCCGCAAAGCCAGCAAAACCTATAGCTAAGGTGCTAAGTGACGAGGAAGACCAGGAAGATGACGAGGATGTGGAATTGACAATGGAAGACCTGTTGGCAGATCCGAACCGTAAAAATCTGGATTACCCGGAACTGGAACGTATCTACAAGTTTCTACAGGGTAAGAAGATAGAAAAGGACATTGAAAAGAACCAGCTTGAAATTGAAAAGAAAAAGGGCATTGTAGTGCCATCCGAGCTGATAAAACCGGTATTCCTGCAACACAACCAATTTATTGTTACGGAATTCAAGAACGCGGCTGACGAGGTGATACGGATAATAAGCAAGAAAAAAAGCCTGTCTGTTAATGAGCAGGCGGAGATACGGGGCGAACTGGTGAAAACTATAAACGAGAGTATCAATAAGGCCACATTGGCAAGCATTAAGAATGTAACCAATTTAATAACAGACTTTAGCGATAAACGCGGGGTCGGAGAAAGGGCCTAATGTTTCACGACAACCACCTATACCAGATACAGATAGAGGACATAATAAATAGTGGCCTTGTACAGCTATCAAGTATCAAGCCGTCCGACTGGGTAGAACAGAATGTTATCATGGGTAAACCGTTCCCTGGGCCTTACAGATACCGTCTTACGCCATATTGGCGCGAAGTAATAGATAGATTCGCCACTGATGATCCCATGCGTTGGATAGCCATAATGAAAGGCGCGCAGATCGGCTTTAGCGCAGGCGTTTTGATACCTATCCTGTTATGGATGATAAAGAACGACCCTGCAAATACCTATTTCCTTGTAGGTAGCCCTGATTTAATAGAGAAAGCCACAGAAAAGCTGGATTTAGGTATAGATAACGCCTCTTTGCGTTCTTACATCAAGCCACAGGTGCAGCGGCGTAGAAGCCAAAAAAGCGGTGATACGAACAGTAAAAAGGAGTTTTCAAGCGGATATATACACGTTGGCAGCGCGAATAATCACAAAGATATACGGGATGTGAGCCTGAAATACGGGCTTTTTGATGATTTTGAAGCGGTAAAAAGGCGTTCTAAAGAGTCCGGCAGCACTCGTAAGATGCTGGAACAGCGTTTTGCAGCTTATGAGGATGTGCATAAGATATGTTACGGCTCTACACCGGAGCGTAAAGAGGAATCTAACATAGAGGAGGCCTATTTGCTCGGTGATCAAAGAAAATATTTGATCCCATGCCCTTGCTGCGGTTTATTCATTGAAATAAAGTGGACCATAACAGAAGGTGAGATAACTGGCGGCATCTTTTGGGACTTGGACTCCGAAACGCATAAGCTGATAGAAGATTCTGTAGTGTATAAGTGCCAGAAGTGCGGAGATACCTTTGATGATAAGAATAAAATGGAGCTTCTTAATCAAGGTTACTGGCAACCTACTGCAGAGCCAAGTAAACCCGGGTACTATTCTTATCATATCAGCAGCTTATACGCCCCCATAGGCATGTATGACTGGAAGCACTATGTTTACGATTACCTGGAAGCGAACCCGGCGGGACAGCCGCGCAACGAAGACCTTTGGAAGACATTTGTAAATGTTGTGCTTGGCGAAACCTATGAATCAGACGGCGATGCCCCAAACAGTTCACAGATTCAAAAGAACGTCCGCAATTATGAGATAGGCACGATACCCGAAAAACTAAGCATAGCGGACGGCAATGGTAAAATAGTGATGCTTACCTGCGCTGCGGATATGAATGGTAAAATGAAAGGGTTTCACAGTGCAACGGAAGACGACGTAAGATTGGATTACGAGATACTGGCATGGAGTGAATCGGGAGCTAATTACAGTATAAGCCACGGTAGCATAGGCACATTTATACCACTTGAAGGGCAGAAAAAGAATAAAGAAGACCGCGAAAGAAGCACATACGCCGAGCCTGTGGATAATGAGAACAGCAATCGCAGCGTATGGCCCGAGCTGGATAAGATCATAGACCAGGTTTACATTACAGACACCGGCAGACCTATGGAAGTGCTGTTAACAGGGCTGGATAGTGGTAATTATAGCAACTTCGCGTATGCTTATATAGCAAAAAGGCCGGGCAAGGTGGTGGGTTTGAAGGGTGAAAAAGAGGAGACATATGTGCGTTTTGGGGTGGATAAAGCCTTGTTTAAGCCCGCTGTGGAGCGGAATAACCTGTATATTTTACAGGTAGGCAAGATAAAAGACGAGCTATGCGCGTATATGTTGCTCAACTGGTCTGAAGGAGACGGTGCGCAGCCATCAAACTTTATGAATTACCCGCAACCGGGCGGCGGGCTCTATGGTTATGTAAACTACTTTCAGCATTATGAAAGTGAGCATCGCGGGGCCAAGGCTGCACCCGATGGCACTACCCTCTTTCTTTGGAAAAAGATAAAATCTAATAATCAGAACCACTTTTGGGATTGTCGTGTTTACAATATAGCCATGCGTGAAATTATCGTGAGTTTAGTAGGCAAAGAATTAAAAGCAAAGAACTTTACATGGAAGGATTATGTAGAGGTAATGATAAACTAACTTTCGTTCCATTGGTAATGGAAAAAATTTAACCCCGCTTTTGCTTAGGTATAATTTAGCACCAAAGCAAAACCAATGAGTAGTAATGCCGTAGGGTCAGAGCGTATCTCCCGTATTGTGGGGTACAAATTAACGAAAGGAAACTTTAGTGAAAGCAGCCCTAACCTTCCGCAGCGTATTGCTATAATCGGAGAAGCCAATACGGCGAATCAGTCAGACCTTGTCCCCAACGTTGCAAAGCAGATTACATCAGCACAGCAAGCGGGGCAGTTATATGGTTTTGGTAGCCCTATATACAACCAGGCGCGTATCTATTTCCCTATTTCCGGTGGTGGCATCGGGGGCATACCTGTAGATGTATATCCGCAGGAGGCAGCAGTAGGCAGCGCTGCAAGGGTTCAAAGAATAGCGGTAATAGGTACAGCAACAACAGGCGGTACGCACTATGTAAAAATTGCAGGCCGCGATAATGTGGACGGGAGTTTTTATGCGGTGAATATCGTTATAGGTGATACACCTTCATTGATAGGGGCGAAAATAAACGATGCTATAAACGCAGTTTTAGGAAGCCCCGTAACGGCTACGCTTGACAGCCCGCCATCCGAAGTGATAACTACTACTAAATGGACCGGCTTAACAGCACAGGACGTTTATGTAGAGATGGACACCAACAACACATCTTTAGGTGTTACCTACGCAATTACAGAAACAACACCAGGTAGCGGTACGCCAAGTATTGCCGCAGCATTAGCGGCATTTGGTAATATCTGGTACACTTATGTATCATCTTGCTATGGTGCGGTATCTGCTATTATGAGTTCGCTGGAATCTGTGAACGGCATACCCGACCCTACCGCGCCTACAGGCAGGTACACGGGCATTCTTATGAAGCCTTACATTGCTTTAATAGGTAGTGTTGCGGATAATCCGTCAAGCATTACCGATGCGCGTAAGCTGAATGTGACAATAACAATATGCCCGGCCCCCGGCTCTCATGGTTTACCTATGGAGGCGGCGGCAAATATGGGTGTATTAGCAGCACGTATAGCACAGGACACACCTCACTTAGATGTTGCAGGTAAGTATTATCCTGATATGCCTACACCGGTAAGTATAGGCTCGATGGCAGATTACAACAACCGTGATTCTTACGTTAAAAAGGGATGCTCTACAGTTGATTTAGTGGCAGGATTGTACCAGGTGCAGGACTTCGTAACAACTTATCACCCTGACGGTGAAGTGCCGCCACAATTCCGCTATTGCCGTAATCTTCAGTTAGATTTTAACGTGCGTTATGGCTACTATTTATTGGAATTGATAAACGTGGTGGACCATGCAATAGCTAATGATGAAGATACGGTAACGGTAAGCAATGTAGTGAAGCCTAAGCAATGGAAGCAGGTGTTATCCTCTTACTTTGAAGATTTAGGCAAGCGCGCGTTAATATCAGATCCTTCATTTTCAACATCAAGCCTTACGGTGGTTATCAGCACGGTAAACCCTGACAGGCTGGAAACATTCTTTAGGTATAAGCGTAGCAGCTATATGCGTATAGGATCTACTACCGCAGAGGCTGGTTTTAATTTTGGTAAAGCATAATTGATATGTTAGAAGCTCAAATAAAGTTAGAATGCTTAAGGCTTGCAGTACAAGCGGCTGGATATACTCTTAATGATGGGAATACATCAATTAGGGCTACGCCTGATGCTGACAAGATATTGGCAACAGCAAATAAATTCTTTGAGTTTACTCAACCACAATAAAATTATAATACAATGGCTGTAAGCGGCGATATAACAGAAGTAACCTGCAATCACCCCGACCTGGGCTCGTTTGTATTTTCACCAAAGGCTAACGAATCCAGCAAGTATGATCTTGGTGGCTTGGTAAGTAATGATGACGAGAACGGTGTGGACGGAAGTGGCGCAATGATAGACCAGATGAATAATACACGCTGGTCTTTTGAAGTGCCTGTATCATGGGACCCTAACAACAGGCAGGAACTTGAAAGCGTAAGCGCATTGCAAAGCAGCCCAAAGCCTGGCGACTGGACTTTTACGCATATCAACGGTACTGTTTATAACGGGCTGGGTAAGCCGGTAGGCAAGCACACGGCAGATGGGAATACAGGTACATTCACTTTGAAGGTATCTGGTGGGGGCAAACTAAAACAAATATAAGTTATGGCGGATAAGGTATCATATGATGTAGCGGCAGAGGATGTGAGCAGGTGGCTTGATTATAAACGTGTGTCTTCTAAAAAAAGGGAAACTTATAAAGAGGCTATCGAAAGTCTTACCGAAGGAGTAATGAATGGGAGTATATCTATTGATTCTGATTGTGTTATCGCTCACTTATTAATGTTCCCCGTAGAAGACTCTACTGGCAAAATTGCGTTTGATAAGCTTACCTATAAACCACGTTTATCGGTTGGCGGTGCTACTATAGCGATGAAAAATGTAAAGCCAGGCGATACTGACGGAAGGATAATGGCTACGGTATCGGCCCTTACAGATAAGGCAATAGGTTTGCTGAACAAGATCGACACGGAGGATAATAATTTGGCGCAGGCAGTAGCGATTTTTTTTCTGTAGATGAAAAGAACGTTGAGACAATGATATCTAATGTAGTGAGAGAATTTCACTGGAAGCCTGTCATGATTGATAGGCTTTTTTTAGATAACGCAGATCATCACGGGTTAATATACTGGAGCGATAATGTTATAGAGATGAATAAAACGACAACTTAATATGGCTTTTGTAATTCCTACCATATACACAGCAGTTGACAAAGTAAGTGCCGTCACTCGCGCTATTGGCAATTCTATACATAGCTTGGCAGAGAGAGCCTCGCTAAATGGTGTCCGCGCAGAACGCGGGTTATCTAAAATAGGCAGTGCGGCAGATGGGGTGTTTAATAAGATCGTAAACCTTAAAAGCGCGTTGGCGGTTGGGTTTGTGATCGGTGGGGCAAAAAAGCTGTTTGACATTACGGCAGAAGCGGCGGCATTTGGTGACGAACTTTCTACTACTGCGCAACGGTTAGGCATGACTACCCAGGCATACCAGGAATTAGGATATGCAGCCAAATTGCAAAATATCGAACAGGAAACACTTACAAAAAGCTTTGAAAAGCTAAATAAGAACCTCGGCGATCTACATACTAATCAAGGGACATTGGAATCTAAGCTAAAGAAGTCTAACCCTGCTTTGCTTGCACAATTGAAACATGCAAAAGATAGTGAAGCTGCATTTAATATACTGTCCGGGGCTATAAACAAACTGCCTAATCAAATGGATAAGGCATCGCTGGCGCAGGCTGCATTCGGGAAGAGCGGGCAGCAGATGCTTAACCTTATATCAGTTGGCTCTCCTACCATCATGAAGATGCGGGAGGAAGCCCAAAAGTTAGGGTTCGTCTTATCCGATGACGCTGTAAAAGCAGCATCTAAATTTGATGATGCTCACGACCGTATGAATTTTACGCTATTGGGGTTGAAAACAACACTAGGGGCGGGGCTTATGCCTGTAATTGGTGGCTATATAACTATGGCTACCAACTGGGTAATGACCCACAGGGAATTAATACAGCAGAAAGTAACAGAATATGTAGGCAAGATAAAAGATGCAATTATATTTCTAAGTACGCACATATCACAAATAATAACTGGGATAAAGTTATTTATTGGGGGGTTGGTGATATTGAAAGCATCTGCCATAGGTAGCGCAATGTCTATCTATGGTTTGCGCGCCGCTACGTGGCTGCTAAATGTAGCCTTGGGGGTTTCAAATGCACTGCAAAATAAATCTGCATTTTATCTTATGGAGAATACGGTAGCGTATGCTGCATACCGGGCAGTTGTAGTTACTGGTACAGCCGCAACATGGTTAGCTACAGCAGCTACTACCGCATGGGGTCTAGCTATGAATATAGGATTACTACCGCTTACCCTTATCATTGTAGGGGTCGGATTGCTAATAGCGTTAATATACTCTGTGGTTCGCCACATCAAAGGGTGGGGAGCGCAATGGCAGAATATTACGGCTGCGATGTTAGCAGCTTTTGAGGTTTTTAAATACGCTTTATTGCTTGGGTGGAATATAATAAAGTACACATTTATGAGCATGGTCGACACCATAGTCCTTGCATGGAAGTACGGTCAAAATCTAATCGGCAATATCTCTGACGAACAATATAAGAAAGACCGCGCTAATATCCTGGCATCACAGCAGTTGCGAGAAAAGGCTATAAATGATAATGTGAAGCTTTTGAAAGAGGCCCATGAAAAGTCTGCAAATACAAATTTCGATTGGAAGCTTGGGTGGAAAACACCTGAAGATATCAAAGCCGAGGAAGCGGAGAGCAACAGGACAACTTCCGTAAACCCTAAAGCTGTTCAAAATCAAATGATGCAATTTATGGTTACAGGGCAACGAAAAGATGCCGTTGAGCTCACCATTAAAGATCAGACCGGCAAAGCAGAAGTAACAAAGAATCCTAATAATATACCTATTAAGTTAACTCCAAATGTGGGCGCATTCTAATGGATTTAGAATTGATAGAAACGGGTAACGGTGGCGATCTGCGGATAGTAGGTAATGACTTAGCCGTGGTTAATGGTTATGAGAATATGCCATACCTCGCCATGTTTGGGGGTAGTGAATTTTGGGGCAATGACTTATTATTTAATGAGGGCACAGACTTTAAGTTTTCGTCTACTACTGAAAAGGTATTGCAATCCGTAGCGTTAAATAGTGCCGGCCGCATAGAAATAGAAGCGGCGATACTGGCAGACCTGGCATTCATAAAAAAGAACGTACCCGATACTAAAATAGTCGTTTCAACATCTATAGTAACGCCGGACAGGCTGGATATAGCAATTAACATAGACGGGCAGGCATTTTATTTCGAGTGGAATCCTTCAACAGCATATTTAAATTATAGAGTGTGACCGCGATACCTACTATATCACAATTATATAACGAGATACTGGCAGACCTTCAGACAGAGTATGGGGTAACGATACCGGTATTCGGGAAAGTGTTCTTACGCGCACAGGCGGCAGTGCAGGCCGGTAAACTAAAATTATTTTGGCTTGCAATTGCTATGGCTCAAAAGCAGATCACACCCGACACGGCGGATTCTGTCTCCGCAGGTGGCACATTGGAGCGTTGGGGCTATCTAAAAACAGGCCGCTATCCTTTCCCCGCATCGCAGGGTAAATATACCGTAACGGTTACAGGTTCTGTAGCTGCAATTATCCCTGCATCCACCACCTTTAAGAGTGATGACAGCAGCCTTAGCCCGGGGCAACTATTCATACTAGATAATGCCTTTACCATGGCGGGCACATCACAGAGTATCACCCTGCGCGCTTTAACGCCTGGCGTAGATAGCAAATTGGCTATAGGTAATACCTTGACCGCTAACGCGCCTATCATAAACGTGAATGCCGCTGCAATAGTCACAGCGGAAACAGTAGCCCCTACCGATGCGGAAACCTTAGAAACATACCGCGATAAGGTAGTAGAAAGTTATCGTTTATTGCCACAGGGCGGCGCAGCAGCAGATTATCGTTTGTGGGGTAAAGAAAACATTGCGGGCGTACAGCAGATATATCCCTATGCAACCAATGGGGAAGCTAACGAGGTGGATATATACATAGAAGCGATACCCGCAGACAGCACGGACGGCAAAGGCACACCTACTGGCACGATCATTACCAATGTAACCAATGCCATAGAAGCCAACAGGCCATTAGCGGTCTTTGATGTGAATTACTACCCGGTGGTGGTTAAGAATGTAAAAATAAACATCGCGGGCTCTACGTTTACAACCGCTCAAAAAGCATCTATTCTTACAGCTATGACAGAAGCCATTGCGCAGATACGCCCCTTTATAGCGGGTGCGGATGTGGTGGCAGACAGGAACGACACCTTAAGCGCAAATAATTAACGTGGTATTAAATACCGTGCCGGGTAGCGTGTTTGGGGCCGTAACCCTTTACGTTCCCGACAGCCCGCCATCGGTGGTGAGTATTTATCAATTCGAGAACGGCGAGATTCCATATTTAGACATGATAACCTATGTATAGCGAAGTACTGCAAAGATTATCACGGGCCTTATACCCGCGCGGCAGGGCATTTAAAATGCCTTACGCTACCAATGACAGCCCGCCATCGGGTGGCTTCCTTGCACGGCTACACAAAGCATTGTCGTTAAGTGAGAACAGGGCCTTTAGCGCGGCATTGGGGGTGCTGGACAGTGCGATACCCGATAATCCTAATTTCGATGCTGATGATGCTACGAACTGGGAACGGGCTTTGGGTATATACTCTGCGGTAGGTACTACCCTACCAGATAGGATATTGGCTATTAAAACCAAAATGAACTTCCCGGGCACCACAGCAGCGCGGCAGCATTATAGTTTTATAGAAGATGAATTACAGGCGGCAGGCTTCAATGTGTTTGTGTATGAGAATAGGTTTTTAACGGGGAGCCCCCCGGCCTACACTACTAAAACACCTACAGAGGTGTACGGTAGTGCTATTGGTGAGGCTTCGTTAGGCAACTTTAACCTGGGGGAAACTAACTTAGGCAGCTCATGGGCAGATGATGGGGTTTCTATCATTGCTAATTATATAGAAGAAAGTAAAGATGCAGCTTTCGGCTTTGGCAATAACCTGCGCAGCACTTTTTATGTATCGGCGCCTTTCGTAGCGGGCTTTGCATCATTTGCAGATGTTACAGCAGTGCGCAAAGACGAGTTCAGACAATTACTATTACAATTAAAACCCGTGCAAAGTGTGGGGATTTTATTTATTGAGTACACCGTATAAATTATATATCATGGTAATTACTAAAAAACAAAAACCTAAAAAATTAGGACAATTATTTGGGAAAAGCTTAAAAGCTCTAAGGGATTGGAAGAAAGATATAAAAGCAAAGCCATTTAGTTTGACTCCTTGAGCTTCTGAATTACAGCTTCCAATGATTTTACCCTTTCGTTGAGTTTTAGCATATTTGATTTTATGTCTTCAAATTCAGCACGGGTTAAGGCTATCATTTGAGTGCGTATCTCATCAGACTCCAGGAACATGTGATTTATTTCCTCTTTGGTGTAATGATCGTTCATGTGTTGCTTTTGAACCGGTTAAATTAATAAATTTTATTAAATAGTAATATAAAAACTTAATATAATGGCACACAAACCAGAAAATTTAACTCGTGGCGTAGCAGGCAGCGTCAACTACCCAAATGGAGATGTAGCAGACAACCCGAACGGTACACTTGTCAATAGGCAAATGCTAACAGATGTTTTGCAGACCATGCAACGCGCTATGATACTTGGCGGCATTACACCTAATGGATTAGATGATAACGTAGCAAACACTTATCAGGTAAGCGAGGCGTTAGGCTTAGAGGCGTGGACGGATGCTGGTACCACCCTTACTGTAACCCCTTTTAGCGGAACTGTAACTATAGATCCGGGGGACGTAATTTACAATAGATATAAAATTGTCGGGCACACTTTATATTGGCAGCTACAGATAAGAACCGTTACAATATCGGGCACAAGTGGAGGGTTTTTTATAGGATTGCCATCCGCATTAACGGGGAAGCAATTTGTAAATTCAAACTATAGGTTTGTAAAGCTGTATGAGGACGGCACTACATTCAAAGACTTAGCTGTTATATTAGGCAATAATTCAGGTACAGGCCGAATAGGGTGCGCTGTCCTTGGAGGTGCCAACCTAACAAATGGTTCAAATCAAGCTTTCGATATAGATATAGTTGCTGAAATAGTGTAAGTTATTTGATTTTGTAAAGTACCCATGGAATATTACCGGGTGATGTAAACTGTAAAGTCAAAATGTCAAACCCATCATTGAACTTATATTCATATGCTGGCAAGACATTGTTTTCATTATAAACGGTATAAATAGTGTCGATTGCCGCTATATATCGAATTGGCTGCTCTTTATTCCATATTATGTAATCCTTATTTATTGTAAGCGAATCCCCGGTAGATATTCTTACCCATTGCCCAAGTAGTTTTAATTGCGGGTAAACATAAGATGTATCTACAACTTTGGTGATATTAGGACTATAAGAGTATTCATTTTTAGAACATGCAGCGAATGCTGCTATGCATAAAATGAGAGGTAATTTCAAGTGTTTCATAGTGTTAGTTTACTTTATTGATAGTTAATATATTCCCATTAGTGTCTAATGTAGCCTCATATGCAACTGTAATTAGCGTGCCGTATTCATTTGCAGCCCGTACAATAGTCTTTGCTGTTATTATGTATGCATCCTCATTCATGTGTACGTCAGTGCTCACGTGTTGATACCTTGACGGATCGTTTAATGTATACCGTATCTTATGTTTAACAGGCAAGCATTCACCACCATATTTTAAGTCAACAAATTTAAACAGAAATCTTTGATACGGAGTTTTAGCAGAACTCAAAGGTGGGTTTGTATCAATAAACTCATTTGATTCTATAACGGGGATGTTATTCTGGGGTGTATTATCATATTCTTGGGGACCTGCTGGCGTTGGGCTTAACCTGGATATTGCAAATCCCACCAATGAAAAAAACAATATCAAAACTCCTATAGAGCCAGCTACTATTTTAAATGTTCTTTTCATAACGTTAGTTTTTAAATCCGCATTCCATTGGTAATGGAATATTTTTTACTACCGCATCGCATCAATGTAATTTACAAGCGGCATCCCGGTAAATATAGTAACTATTTTCATTTGCTATGCCCCGTTAACAATCAGTAAACATAATGCAGCTAAATATCAATACAAATGAGCTGGTAAGGTTTACGGCAAAGCTGGAGCGTATCAACCGTTCTGCATTGCCCGTAGCGGTGCGTTCTGCTCTCAATAAAGCCGCATTTGATGTAAAGGGTAATACAATGCCTGCGGGCGCAAAAGAAGTCTTTATACAACGTAAGCCCACATTCTTTAAGGCAAACAGTAAAGTAGCCCCGGCCACTGGCTTTAGTATAGAATCTATGAAAGCAACTGTAGGCTTCCTGCCAAAGTCTGGTAATGACAAAAGCGTAGATGACCTGAAGCAACAGGAGGAAGGGGGCGCAATACACGGGCGTTCTTTTATCCCATTGGCTAAGGCCCGTACCGGTGGTAGCTGGAACCGTAATGTAAAAGCCGGTGCGCGCATATCAGATATACGCAAAAGAATAGTAGATGCCAACAAAGCAAGTGGTGCAAGCGACAAAGAAAAATATATTAAAAGTGCCATACATGCGGGCAAAGGTGGCTTTGTGATAGGCACGGGTAAGAACAGCAAAGGCAACAGAACACTATTCAGCATACGGTCTATCATACGTAAAAAGGGCATGACCATAGTTAATTCGGTAGCCTTGTTTTCTGTAAAAGGCGGCAGGGAAGTAAGGCCAGGGGCTACTCATTTTATGGAGAAAGCAAGCCTAAAGAGTGCGCGCGGTATGGACCAGTATTTTATTAACGAGGCAAAAAAGCAGATAGATAAAATAAGGTGAGCTGGATAGATAAGATACAAACAGAACTGGTTATAACCACGGGGGACGGTAAACAATACCGGCCTAACTGGCTCAATGCAAATAAAGCCATTGAGTATAATATTGCCACGTTTGAATTTAAAGAGCTTGCCGGTACGCTCGTTTACAGGGGTACGCCGCGCGGCACCAGCTATGGCATAGAGATATATTTCCAGGGTGAAGATCATTTGGATATAGCCAGCGATTTTGAAACATCGGCAGCAGATCCGCGCGCCTGGCAGATATTCCACCCTTTTTACGGCGGCATCAATGTGCAGCCTATAAGTTTAGGTTTTGACAACTCTGTACAGAATGTAACCCGCATAACAGGCGGTATCATAGAAACCCTTAGCGCGATTGGCGAAAAGGTAACGGTTTCTGCACCTGATAAGATAGTAGAAGACAAGGCCGGATGCGATGCTACGCTGGTTGATGACTATAACAGGAATGTTCCCAACCCGGTAACGGCAGATAAACTTACCATAGGTGAAAAAATAAACAACATCTATACTAACGTTTCAAAACCTAAACAGGACAATACCGATGCTTCAGATTATTTCAATGCCTACAACCAGGCAAACGGGTATCTGAATAATGCAGTTTATGACACGTTGCAGGTTATGCGCCAGGTGCAAACGCTGGTGAACATGCCCGCCACTATTAATGATACCGTGCAAAACAGGCTAAAAATGCTGGTGTTGCAGATGACCTTATTAAATACCGGGGCCATCAATACCCTGCCCGTACACGATAAGCGGCTGTATGAGTTCATGGGTGCTACTGTCATTGGCGCTATGGTGCTCGCTGCTATAACTAATACAACGGGCGCATACGGCAACCGTGCTTCTGTTATCTCTGTTATCTCTACCATAGTAGCGCAGCATAACGCATACCTGGCAAAGCTGGACCTTATGCAATCGCCGAACGGCTCCGGGATATTTAGCTTTATCCCCAGCCCTTTTGGTATCACGTTACTAAGCCAGTTGGTAAGTTTTGGCGTTAATAGCCTGCTAAGTAACGCCAATGACTCTAAACAGGAGCGCATAATAATACTGGAGGAAAACAGCAATATCATATTATTGGCAAACAGGTTTTACGGCTTAAAGCACGATGACAGCACGATAGAATATTTTAAGGACACGAATAACATAGGGTTGAATGAGATACTGGAAATTAAAAAAGGTCGCAGGATAGCATACTATATATGATATTAAAGATAGGCACACGCAAACTTGATTTGTATAATGATGTGGCGATATCGCTGCAATACGATAGTGTGGCATCTTCTTACCAGTTCCGTTTTTACTTTGATCCTGAAAATGCAGACCATAAAGCAATGTTCACCCCCGGCAGCTATGCCCCGGTAACGATTGAGCATAATGGTGAACTGCTGATAACGGGGGTACTGTTAGAGCAAACATTTAAAAGCGGGCCGGTACGTGAGCTTATGAGCGTGTCCGGTTATTCAAAGACCGGTGTTTTACAGGATTGCGAGATACCTACTTCTGCCTATCCTTTGCAGGCGAACGGGCTATCCTTAAAACAGATAGCAGAGAAAGCGATAAAACCATTTGGGTTAAAGCTATTGGTAGATGCTTCTGTAAGTAAAGAAGCGGCAAGCGTTTTCAATAAATCAACCTGCGATGACAAGCAAAGCGTTAGGTCCTATTTGTGCGAGCTGGCAAACCAGAAACACATCATAGTATCGCACGATGAAAAAGGGAACCTGCTTTTAACAAAAGAACAAACTACGCAGGCCCCGGTATATGATTTTACTACCGGTGTGCCATGGGTAAAAATGAGCCTCACCTTTGCAGGTCAGAACATGCACAGCCAGATAAGCCTTTTAAAACAGGCTTCTAAATCCGGTAAAGGCAATGCAGGGCAAGCGGTAATCAGCAATCCTTATGTAACAGGATTTCGCCCTACTACCAAAAGGCAGACCAGCGGGCGAGATGTGGACACCTCTTTAGGTGTGCGCAATGTACTATCTAAAGAATTGAAAGAACTGGTATTAACAATAGAATTAGATAGATGGGTATTGAATGGTAAGGTAATAAGGCCCAACACAATTGTAACAGCCGTTTGCCCTGATCTGCATATCTATACGAAGACAAGATTTTTTGTTGCTACCGTGGATCTGATGGGTGATAATGTAAACCAAACCGCAAAGCTCACCTGTTATGTGCCGGAAGTATATAACAGCGATACCCCTAAAAACATCTTCAAATGATAACCATAGCCTATATAACAAATACCACCTTCGATACCGATAATTTTCGGGAGGTGGCGGTTGTGCGCTTAGGCGGTGACGATGCGCAGACGGCAGACGAGGTGAGCCCTTGGGGCGTTGACAGTAACCCGGTAAAAGATATAAGCGCAGCCTTTACAGAAAGTTTAGAGAAGGGTGCAACGGTAACGCTGGGGTATTTCATAAAAGACAAAAAAGCATTGCCTGGGGAAACAAGATTGTTTGCCACCGATGCGAACGGAGCAGAAAAAACAAGGGTATGGCTTCATGCGGACGGCACGGTGGAGCTCGGCGGTACAGGCGATGCGGGCAGCAATACCAAACATGTTACGCAGTATGAGGCCCTTAACACAGAACTGCAGGCAGTTATCACTAAGTTAAATGCACAGTTGACATTGATACAAACAGGCATAACAGGTGTAGGCGGTACATATGCAAGGGTTGACGTTACCGGTAATTTCACCTCTGCCAAACATGT